TTAATCTAAAATCACTTTCACCAAAACTTTTAGCAATTGAATAACTTGTTTTATCCAAATCATACATTGCTTCCTGAATCCTATCAGGATTAAAATTTGTCTCTAACCTTTGTGCAAATTTTGCCAACGCATCGTTTATAGATGTCGCTTCCTCAGATTTTTGAGAGGTTAATCCTTTTATCTTTTTATCAAGTTCCTCATAAAGAGATTTATAATTTAATTCGTCATTATCACCAAACATTTTTTTTACTTATAAATATCTTATTTATCATTTTTCGGACTATTATGCTTTATGATTTGAGAAATAAGATATTCCCTTGAATAAGTCGGCATAGACATATAATCGGAATATGATGTACTTAAAAATTTAGACATTAGATAATATCCGTCTAATAAATAAGTTCTGTGATTAGAAGAAAGGGCGAAAAAACTCAACCCCCAGATTGACATCGATGTCAACCATATCTCCTGATGGGGTTTTTACTTTTTTTCTTAAATCGAGTGATGGAACATTTTCCAATAAAAAATTTCTAATAAACTTAGAATCCATGATAGGTAACTCTGATATAAATTTACTAATAAAACCAAGTTCAGAATTACCCTCAACATCAACAATTTGTTTTTGTAATCTCCAAGTTATTTTTGGAGCTACTCTTCCTGTCGGATACGATTCAACCATTTTATCAATCTCTAAATTTTCACCAAAAGTTAATGGTCTAATTTTTACAGTTGACTGTGATTTTGGTAATTTAACGGTAAAAGTACCATCTTCTGATGGGAAATTTTCAACTTTTTTAAATTCTAACTCATCTAATAAAATTGTAGTTTCAAATTTCTTACCAGTTTTAGTATCAATTACATCAAATTTATACTCCGGACCAAATGATGTATTTCTCAAAAAGATAAGAATTGCTTCAACATCAGAATCTATTAAATTTTCAGGTCTAATATCGTGTTCATATATTTTACTTCTTAATAAGTTCAATATAAGTTGTTGAGAGTTATTTAAACCTGATATTAGTATATTTTCATCGTTAGCGGTTAAGTATCCTATTTTAACACTTTTCTTTTTTGTTTTATAAAATTTACCTTCAGTAGGTAGTTTTAATAAATCGTGAGGTAGATTAAAATTTTCTTGACCTGCGGTATAAACATTTGGTTCCATAAATATTTTTTTAAAAAAAATAACTAAAGATATCTATAAATCAACATTTTTTTTAGACTTTGGTTGATTTAATTTTGTATATCTTTCATTGTGTCTATTTTCAAATTCTTCTTCAGATTCAAACACTTTTCCACATGTTTCACATGTAAAACCACTTAAATTATCCATATGAATATATTAAAATAAAAAAGTTTCTTTATAAAGAGTAATAAAGAAACTTTTTTTATTAAATTTTTATTATAAATTAGTATACAAGTATACAACGGTCCATTCTCAAAGATGTTGTAATTGTCGCTAAACCATCTTGACCATAAGCTAATGTATCAAAGTTTGCTGATTCAATCCACGTACCTTCTAACACCCATTTTTCAACAACAACTCCTGTTGGGTCTAACATCTCTAAATCAACATTTTTCTTATATCCCGCAGCATAACCCATACGACCTGTTACAGACTCTGCACATAATCTAACCCATTCCATTAACGCTTGTGAAGCTGAAGGTCCTATTGGGTCTCTAAACTTGACAGAGATAGTGTTCCAGTTGAATCTTCCTGCAACATATGTTTCAGTATTCAAAAAGGGGATTGGTACGGAGTTAATTTTGATACTAGGTCTTGCTGCAGACTCTACAAACCATTCATTAATTCCCAAAGTTGAATCAAACCTTAATATAAACCTATTTACTCTTTTCGGTTCATAAGGTATAGGCATTTTCATCAGTAAATCAGCCATATTTTTTTTGTTTTAGTTTTTATTATTTATTAAATAAATATATTAATTTTTTTTTTATTTACTTTTATTTTTTTTTTAAAATATTAGTACTAGTAACATTAATTAATATATTAGCTATTATCTTGTTTTTGAGTTAATACAAAATCAAATTTTTTTCCTGGTAATTTTTCAGAAGCGTATTCAATATTTTTCTTATCATCATCTGAAAATACAACTTTAGGTACAAATCTATTTGAAATAAGGTTTTTAATATATGCTGGTTTATGTAAAACTCCTGATATATAATTTACATAATTCCAAAATTCTTTTAAAGCTTCCACTTTTAACTTTTCAGGTTTTGCGGCTGAACCACTATTGTAAGTTACTGGATAATATTTATTCATATCCATGTAAGATTCAATTAATTCTTCGTCACTCATATCGTCTTCTTCAGCAAACTGACGAAATTTTCTTAAATTTTTAACAAGTTCTTTTTTATCAATACCCTTATAATTTGAATCAATCATCATTTCGATTGCCTTTCTAATAACCAAAGGACTATGACCACGAGCCGTAACAATTGCAAAAATAGAACCATTATTTACTGTATTAACAAATTTATCCCATTCAGGACCTTCATTTGCAAACATCACATCCATTAAAAATCTTTTATCACCCTTTGTAGAAAAAAATCGATAAGCGTCATCGGCGTATCCAACAACTGATTTACCTTTGTATTTAAATGGTTCAACCCCAATTTTAGAACGATATTTCGCATAATCTTCAGTTGACATCAAAACCTCCTCACCATTATCATCCATAAGAACAATTTGAGTTGGCATACTTAAGATATTATCATCCCAATCGAATGCATAATATAAAGTATCAGGTGTAAATTCTTCTCTTATATTTTCAATTAAATATACTCTCATAATATTAAATATAAAAACAAACCGGTTTTACCCGGTTTGTTTTATTAGTAAATTTATTAGATATTTTCGAATGATGCTCCTGTTGGAGTAATGTAGAACGTAATATCAATGAATTCTAAAGATTTAGTTGGTTTGATATAAATTTTACCTGTCATTTGATTTCTATCTAAATCAGAAGTGTCTGAAGAAACAGTTACACGGAAATCATATAAACCTCTATCTCTTCTGATAGCGTCTAATATTGGATTAACCGCATTTAAGAAATCTTGTCTTACCTTAGAATCGTTTTGTTCAAACAACAATCTCACAGAAACTGCCGAAATCAACTTACGAGCTTGTAATAACAATCTTCTTACATTGATTCTATCAAGAGCGGATTCTTTAACTTGAAGAGTTTTATTACCCCAAATTACAGTTCCTACGTCTGAGAAAGTTGCAATTGGGTTAATTCTTCCTTTATAAAGAGTATCTCTATCCTCTTGGGTTAGTTTTTTACGAGCTTTAATCGCGTTTACTATACCACGAGTATAACCAGCGGTTGCAAACCAAGGATAAGCAATGTTATCAGTTAATGCTAAATTTCTACATACTTCAGCAGTTGCTGGAATATAAATTTGTGTATTATTAACCGAATCTCTTGTAAGTACCCAAGGATAGTAAGTTGCGGTGTAGTTAGAATCAATACCAGTATTATCTAAACTATCAACCGCTTCAGTTGGGTAAATTATTTCAGCGGGGTCTGAAGTTGTTGTTGTAAACAGATTGTAGTCAGGAGTTGTACAAATATACAATGAGTCAGCTCTGTTATACTCAATCATATCAATAGCTTCTTCAACCAAGTTTGAGTTATTAATATAATCAATACCAGGTGTAACAAACACATTTATATTAACAGATTCAGGATTAGCGAAAGTTTGTTGTCCTAACAAATATGCGTAATAATCAGTATTTGCCCAATCCGTACTATTGTTTCCAACAGTAATTTGTTTAAATGCTCCCCATCCTGAGGCGTTAGGATATTTTATAGATGTACAAGCTCCTTTTAAATAACCTGATTTACCTAAAACAAATCTATCAAGGTTTGTTCTATAATCTCTATATATATCCCATCCATCAAATCCACCATTACAAAGAAGAGAGAATTTACGTGCAAATAATCTATAATATTGGTTATCTGCCGATTCAGGGTCACTAGTAAATGGAGATGCTCCAACGTAGAACGCTGGTTGTCCTCCAGTCGCAAATCCTGCAGGTATTAAGATAGATTGAGCGTTTATATCCATGTGATAACCTCTGGTAAAATAAGCCCAATCATCACCTGTAGTATCATTACAAATATCTAATGGTAATTGTTTTCCTTTATAACTATAGAAATCAACATCATAACCAATAGTATCTGAAATACCTAAATAAGTTCTTCTAACATTATCTCCAGGACTTGTATTTGCATCATTTGCTCCTGTTGGAGTACCAAATGGTTGGTCATAAACAACTTCACCAGGATAGTCATATTTAGTTTTGTAAATTGGGAATGGTGATTTAGCTCCGGCGTATTGTCTTGTTAAATAACCCTCAAAACCACAAGGAAGTGCATCTATTGGTGCATCTTCGTTCATAGTTATCATTACATATTTTGAGTTTAATTGATATTCACCGTTAACAGTACCAATTTTTTGAGCTATGAAGTTATTTTCTGTTGGATTCATGCTACAATTAGTGAATTTTTCTAAAACAACAGGATTTGCATCTGTGTCAAAGAAATCTCTAACTAATACGTCAAAAGTACCATTATTAAACGACATGTTAGCGATTGAAATTTTAACTTCAATATTCGCTGAATCACCGTCCGCAATTGTTGTGAATTTAAATAAGTTGTAAACTTTATTACCTCTTAACTCAGAAACAACCCAAGGAGAACTTGGTGACTGATATTGTTCTAAATACCAAGCAATTGTTGTTGAATCAACCCCTTGTCTTGCATTAGGTAAAGAAATGAATTCACAATTTAATCCTCTAACATATCCTTTCTTGTATCCATAATTTAACAAATTTTGATATCTTTCTTCAACAAACAATGGTACAATTGATTTAGGTTTACCAAAATTTGAAGAACCAAATACTTTAGAAATATATTTTGGGTCAGAGTTTGTAAATGATGTTTCAAAGAAATATTGAGTACCTGTCTTACCTGTAATGTTAATACCAAATGTTGCGTATGGATTAGTACTAATTCCACTATAAGGACCTGTACAAACCATTTGAACATCAGATAAACCTGACACTTCATACACTGCCCCGTCATCAGTATTATAATTTGCAACACCTCTTGAACGTAGAGTCGCAACTACTAAATCGTCAAAATCAGTATAAGCAGTTCCTGAATACACATAAATTGTACCCATTACACTACCACTATAACATGTTACAATATTTCCAACATTTTGTGAACCTGTGTTACCTGCAGTTGCTGGATTACATGGATTCTCAATTGTTACACAAACTGTCCAGTTAGCTATAACTGTAGAATCTTCAGATGTTAAAACATATGTTAAACAACCACCTGAAAAATCATTAACAGTCACACCACTTTGTTGTGGTACTGAACTAACAGTTATATCTGTAGTACATGCACTAAAATCACTAATTACATTTGTTAATGTCGCTGCTGAGAAAGTTGCGTATGGTAATACAACGTTGATTGTATTTGTATTGTAATTAATACCACCTGTTACACCACTAACACTATAGTTTATAAAAGATGCACAATTTGATGAAGTTGAAGTTGTTACGAAATCAACAATTGTTGAATAGAATGATGAACCTGTATAAACAGAATTACCTACATTATTAAATAATGAGTAAAACCATGGGTCATTGTTAGGGTCTGATAAATCAGCCGTTGACGAACTTACATCATCAACACCATATACATTTGTTAAATCAGTAGTACCGTATGATGAAATCAAACCATCATAATCGTTACCTTCAATCACCCCATAAAAATAAACAGAAGTATTAACTAATGAGTTATTTAAAATTACTTGATTAATTTGATTTTTAATATTTGAATCAATACTTGATATATTTCCGTTGAATAACTCAAATGGAGTTGTTAATTTCGATTGTATAATATCAGGTAAAGAAGAAGTATATGAAATACTATTAATTCCTGATGTACAACCTGTAAAATCAAAAATGTAAGGAATTGTTTCATATTCCAAACAAATTGGTTCACAATCTGTTTCAGGTGAAGCAGGTTCTGCGTTAATACATTTGAATCCTATAGTTGTTGGGTCAACATTCGCAACAGTATAAATAGACCAAGATGGTCCTGCGTCATATCCTGATAACCCTAAAACTCTAGTTACAAATAATTGATTTGATTGTTGTAAATATGATTTTGCGATATACGCAGCTTCATATTTTGGGATTTGTGTATTCACAAACTTTTCAGGAGATGTACCACCAAAGTAAGTAGAGAATTCATCAAAACTTGTGATGAAAATTGGTTCAAAAGCTGGACCTTTTAGAGTTTCCCCTACTATACCTAAAGTTGTCACACCCACACTTTGTGAAACAAAACTTAAGTCTACTTCAGATGTGTAAACACCTGGAGATACAAAAACTTTACTGTTAGATGCCATTACTAGATTTTTTATTAGTTAATTTATTTTATAGATAAATATTTGAAAAAAAAACAAAATACTTGACATTATACAATGTATTTATAAATTGGGCAGATTATTTTCTGCCTATTTTCTAATATGTCAGATAATATCAAAAAAATAAAAAATCTTAAAATATCAATTGAGACACACGATATACTTAAAAAGTATTGTGATGACAAGGGGATTGTCATGTATAGATTTTTAGAAAAACTAATTGTGGATAACTGTAAACCGAAAAAAGATATTTACGGTGAGAATTAAATAAGTAGGTTGTTGAATTGAATTTTTGATTCTAAACTATCGTCGTTTTTTGTTATAGTGATTCTAACAACATCTCCTGTATTAACTTGTATTTGACTAATATCTTCACCGTAGTATAAATTATTTATATAAACTTGAAAATGTTCGACATTGAATGTGTTACCTAAATTAAGGTTAACGGTATAATCAAATAATTGTGAAATAACACTATTACCAACAAGAAATAACACATCCAAAGTTGTACTTGATGGGTTACTATTATTTTTTTTCTGTTTTCTAGAAACTTTTTCATCTAACTCAACAACTTGTAATACTCTATTTATTGCTGGAGATACCTCAAACTCATCCTCATCTATTAAAAATCCTAACATTGTAAATTCATATGTTTGAATATAATAATTTCTTTTTTCAATAGATAATTCTGATTCATTACTAATATTATTCATCACTATTGGAATATAATGACCTTTGATAACTTGATACGCTTGTCGAGAAGAGAATTTTTCTAATACTACTTTATTAAACGCATTTAATTCTCTCATTCTATTACAAATAATTTTTACTGTAAAAGTAATATCAACAGGAACAGGTTGAGGAATTTTATAAACATCATAACCATTTCTTTGACCATCCCATGTCGGAACCTGAGCGTAAAAATAAAGTCTTCTATTTGGAATATTATAAATTATAGACGGTGAATTACCAAGTTTAACATCTTGATTTCGAACTGTTGTAATAAGAGGAGGCTCAACATTTTTATCTAAATTTTGAAAATCCCAAGTTTCTACAAATTGTGACCAATTTTGAGTTGTTACAATTATATCAACTGTTGGAATAACCTTACCATTAACAACTGTTTTCAACTCATCTTTTACAAAATCTAAAAATCCTCTATCCAAATCAGCATGTAAAATAGATTTGGGTAAGTAAGTACCTTCTTTATTAATTTTTTCTAATAACTCATACCTTCTTGGTAATAAAGTTTTAGGTTCAGTTAAAGGTAAAAAAGGTTTAATTTTTTTTGGTAATGGCATAAATTATAATCCTCTAAATTCATTATTCATAACTGCAGATGCGATAATTGACCTATAAAATGGTTTATATCCAGCATAAGTGTGTTTATTATCAGATGTAACACGACCATCATTATTAACAACATAGTATCTTACTCTACTTTCTGTTTCATAATAACCAATGTAGTCACCATAATTAATATCAATACCCAATTCATCTAATTGACGTTGGTATACACCAACAGTTAGATTACCAGGTTCTACTTGGTCTAATTTTGAAGTACCTAAATATTTGTTTTCAGGTGATATTATTTTAACATATCCTTTGAACTCAATAGGTGGTAAAAACTTAATACCATCTACTAAAGTCTCTCCATATACATCATCAGTTTTGGTTTTAGTTCTATCAACACGATAAAGGACTAATGTGAAATTCATATCACCCTCCAACCATTCGGAACCTATTGAGATATCCAAACCGAAATCTTCTTCTCCAAAAAATTTACCTAATCTTGTTATTGGAACTTTATTCTCTGACATATTGATAAATATTAATTAATTGATTATTTTTTATTTAAAAGTGTACATTGGAACTTTTACCAACTCCAAATATCCCAAATACTGTTGAAACAAGAGCATTATCAATTCTTGAAAGCTATGATGGTGCAAATAATTATATTCTGAAATTAAAAAAGAACCTTCAAAAAAGTAAAAAGTTTTATTTAACACGTTCTCAATCAGATTATATTATAAATTTCCACGATAAACAACCAAAAGTCGCCAAAAAATGGGTTGATTTAGACCCTTATTTCTCAAAGAAGATTGCCGACGAAAAACTTTATACTGAAATACCTAAAAATGTTTGGGTTGAGAAATTATTAGCCGAAAAAGAGAAATCTTATCATATTTGGGGTAAACTATTTGAATCTGAAGAGATTCATGATTTTTGGTTACCAAAGGGAGCGTTAATTAAAACTCATGTTGTTGAGAAGGTAACAATAGATTATTCAAAATATTCCCATAGACCTCCGTTAGACCACCAAAAAGAAGCGATTGAAAAACTTGTTGGTAGTAAAAGATTTATTTTGGCGGATGATATGGGTCTTGGTAAAACTACCTCAACAATTATTGCATCATTAGAGACGGGTTCAAAGAAAATTCTAATCATTTGTCCCGCATCACTTAAAATAAATTGGGAAAGAGAGATTAAAAATTATACTGACAAAAGTGTTTATATTGCTGAGGGTAAAAACTTCTCAATAGACCACGATTTTGTAATTGTTAACTATGATATTCTTAAGAATTTTTACGATTTAAAAGAAAAAGAAACCTCTTTAATTAATCAATTCAATCCCGACCTAATCATTATTGATGAGGCACATTATGTTCAAAACGGACAAGCTCAGAGAACAAAATTAGTTAATAATTTCTCAAAAAAGGTTGATAGATTGTGGTTATTAACGGGAACTCCGATGACTTCAAGACCAATGAATTATTTTAATTTGTTAAGTTTAATTGAAAGTCCTGTTGCTCAAAATTGGATGGCATATGCTATAAGATATTGTCAAGGATATCAGTTTAAAGCCGGAAATAGAAAAGTTTGGAATGTTACAGGAGCATCTAATTTAGAAGAATTAAGAGATAGAACATCAAGACAAGTTTTGAGAAGATTAAAAGAAGATGTCTTGGATTTACCTGATAAAATCATTACACCCGTTTATTTGAGATTGAAGTCAAGATTATATGAAGGTTTGATGGGTGAGTATTACAATTGGTACGATAATAAAAAAGAAGAATCATCATCATTAACTGTACAATTTTCAAAACTTATGAAAGTGAGACAAGTTATCTCAGATGAGAAGGTTAATAGTACAATAGAACTTGCTCAAAATATTTTAGACCAAGATAAAAAAGTAATTATCTTTACAAATTTCACTGAAACTTTAAATAAAATCAAAGACCACTTTGGTAAACAATCGGTTTATTTAGATGGTAGTTGTACAAAACCTCAAAGACAATATGCGGTTGACCAATTCCAAGAAAATGATAAAATTAAAGTGTTTGTTGGTAATATTAAAGCGGCAGGTGTAGGTATTACTCTTACCGCCGCTGAAGCGGTTATTATAAATGACCTTTCATTTGTACCAGGTGACTTATCACAAGCTGAAGATAGAGCATATCGTTACGGTCAAAAGAATTCAGTATCAGTTTACTACCCAATATTTGAAAACACAATAGAAGGAATCATATACGACATGATTAATAACAAAAAACAAAACATTGCAACTGTTATGGGTGATAACCTTAATTCAGGGGATATTGTTGAAGAAATCATGAATAAAATTAATAACTTAAGATAATTCAAACTTTCAGGTTATTTATTATTAAATAATACAATATGAAAAAGATTGAAGATAGAATCAATCTAATTAACGAACAACTTCTAAAAGAGGAATTTAAAGTAAATCAACAATTTATTTTGAATGAGATGAAACGTATAGGTATTGAAGAATTACCTTACTCATATTCTGCATTAAAAAACTTTATTGATTCAGAAACGATGTCAACCCATTATAATAAACATTACAAAGGGTATGTTAAAAAATTAAACAAGGCACTTTCTCAAAAAGACTACGGAGATTTAGAGTTAGAAGAAATCATTAAATCAATTAGTAAGTACGACGAAACTATACGAAATAATGCGGGTGGAGCTTTCAATCATGCATTATTTTGGAAAATGTTGTCACCTAAAAAACAAAAAATACAAGGTGATATTTTAGAAAAAATTAAGAAAGATTTTGGAAGTTATAGAGAATTTAAAACTGTTTTTGAAGAATTTGCTCAAGAAAGATTTGGTTCAGGGTGGGTGTGGTTGATACTAACAAAAGGTGATAAACTAAAAGTTATGTCAACACCAAACCAAGATAACCCACTCATGAATGTTGTTAAAAATGGTGGTTATCCTATATTGGGATTAGACCTTTGGGAACACGCTTATTATTTAAAATACAAAAACGAAAAAAACGATTACATCAAAAATTTTTGGGATAGTGTCAATTGGCAGTTTGTTAACAAAATGTTAAAAATGAAAATGAAGACAAAGTTAACAGAATCTATCTTCTCAAGAAATCTTCTTACTGAGTCAAAATCTACATCTTGTACTTATGAGATGGCTCAGACATATAGATTCATATTCAACATCAATGATGAAGTGAAGAAAATATTCATGTACAGTATTAATGATGTTTTGAAAAATGTTTTTCCTGATAATTTCTATAGATACAATGAATATGAGAAAGGTCAGATGTCAGGAATTTATGATTTGGAAAGAAAAGGTAGGTCAGTAATTAATAGACTTAATACAAACTATTATGGTTTTTGTATTCTTGTTAATGATTTAAATAAATTATTAAAATCACAAAACCAACCTGTTTTAGATTTTGTTGGTAAAACACCACAAGAACAAATAGACGAAGTTAAAAGAATGACTTCATTAATTGAGAGATATGGTTCAAGAATATTTAATCAAGAATCTGACACTTTTAAAAACATAATGGAAATTCTTGATGTGAAAGATAGACAAGGTAATAAAACCGAAGATTTAACAGTAAAAATTCTAAAGAAAAAATTTGGAAATGAAAATGTTATAAGAATTGGTGAACTTGGAAGTGAATTAGACATGGTTAAAGGTATTGACTGTATTATCAAAGATAAAGGAAAAGAATACACAGCACAAATCAAACCTTATTTAAACATTTCAGAATCTGAAGATGAAATAACTATTTTAAATTCAGGTCAAGTTAAAAAATATACTACAGACTGGATAATATTCAGTAAGGGGACAACTATTTTAGTATTTGAAAATTCAGGGACAAAAATAGTGGATGGTAACTTCGTATTTCCACAAGATAGTTTAATTTATACACTATCTTAATATTTATAAAATAAAAACATGGCAATAATTGAAGAACCTTATAGAACCGAACTGTATAATAAATTAAGACATCTTTTAGGGGCTCCTTTGAGAAGTGTTGAATTAGAAAATGAACAGTTAGATTCTTTACTAGAATTATCAATTGATGATTATTCTCAATACATACAAGATTGGTTAATTGAATCTCAATGGTCAAATCTGTGGGGGTTAAATTTAGAAACCGATTCGCTATCCAGAGCTTTTATTACAAAATCTTTAAACTTTGAAGAAAGATATACTTACGCATATTCTAAAATTGTAGGTTTACAGGCAGGTGGTGATTGGGAATTAAAGAAAGATTACATACAATTACAACCAAACCAACAAATATATGAAATACCCGCAGGAAGAGAATTAAATGAATTACTATGGTTCACACCCTCAACATTAAATAACATATTATTTGACCCTTGGAGTTTTGGTGCATTAGGTGGTACTGGTATTGGAGGTCCTGGAGGTTTCTCACAAATGGGAGGTTCAGGTTCATACTTTATGATGCCGGCATTTGATATGTTATTAAGAATGCAAGAGATTAATATCCAAAGAAGAATTATTGGTGGTGATTTAACATATAGAGTAACCGCATTACCTGAAGGAAAAAAAGCAATTCACTTGATGAATACTCCTGGTGGTAAGTTTGACTTTGGTAATTCAACATTAATGAGAGGTAAAGTTTGGTATTGGTATTACGACACAACTGATGGTGGAAGAGATAAATGTTTAGCTGATAATCCTGACATCATTAAATTACCATCGGATGTACCATTTCAAAAAGTTTCATGGATTTCACTAAATAATCCTGCTCAAATATGGGTTAGAAGATGGTTTTTTGCATATGCTAAAGAAACTTTAGCAAGAGTTCGTGGTAAATTTAGTGGAAACTTGAAAACTCCAGATTCTGAATTAACTTTAGATTACACATCTTTAGCGACCGAAGCTAAGGATGAAAAGGCAAAATTAATTGAAGAATTAATTGGTGCTGAAGGAAGATTAACAAGATTAAGACCTGATAAGGTTATGGAGAGAGAAGCCTTATTAGCTGAAAATTTAAATAAAATTAAAAAGTTAACGGCAATGCCAAGACAAATTTATGTAATTTAAAATCTATGACATTTTTAGGAACAAAACTTTTAAAGAAAAAAATTGGTGATAAAATTTATAATGTACATCATATAATTTTAGAACCAGAACCATCATCAACAGAACAAAACATTTATCAAACTTTAGATGAAAATTTTATCTTAGTTACTGAAAATTTTAATGGAGAAATAATTTTAAATAATGAGACAACCGAACATATTGTTGTTAAATGTTTAGGTTATGTTATAATAAAACCATTAAAAAACAAAATAGATAACGAATATGATGAAATTGAGTTAGGTAAAGGGTCTTGTGTTGAATTTTTATTAGTAGAAGATAGTTGGTATATCATATCTTCAGACGGTCTAAAACAATCATAAAAAAAGGAATATGTATTTTTAACATATTCCTTTTTTCATTATACCATTTCTTCCCAACCCTCTTCAGCTAATTCGTAGATATATTCAGGGTCAATTCCTCGTTTACCCCAATACACCATTTCTTGGCCAGTAATAGTTAACAAGTCTTCAATACTATCTTGGTCACCTGATTCAAATGGAACACCATTGATTAGTTTACATTGGTCTTTTGTAAACAATCCTCTGTCTTTAGGGTCTGTAACAATTAGATTATTTCTAACTTCTTCACCAAATACAATCAACAATGGTTCAATTCTTTTGTTAAAAGTTACAATTGCTCTTGCAACATTATATTCTCCTGTCATATTAGGATTGGACTCCAATTCTGATGGGTTAAGACGATAACAATTAAGTT